GGCGTAGCCGTACAGATCAACGATGGTGAGCCCGAATGGTTTAGCGGTGATGGTGAAGCCATGCACCAGTTCCTCACCCGATTCGATTGGGCTAACAGTTTGGCACTTGCGCACAACGCCCCGTTCGACGGAGCGATTTTGAAGTGGGTCTACGGACTCAGCCCCAAAGGTTGGCTTGATACTTTATCCATGGGCAGAGCCTTGCATGGCACTAACGTAGGCGGAAGCTTGAAGGTGCTGTCAAACTTCTACGGCCTCGGTGAGAAAGGCACAGAGGTTGAGAACGCATTAGGTCTGCGGCGTCAGGACTTCAGCCCCGCACAGTTAGAGCGCTATGGTGACTACTGTAAGAATGACGTTACGCTTACGTGGGAATTGTTTAACGCAATGTCTGCTGGCTTCCCCGCTATTGAGTTGCGCCTGATTGATTTGACTGTGCGCATGTTCACCGACCCTGTGTTGCAGTTGAATGGTGATCTTATTAAAGACCATTTGTTGCGTGAGAAGCAACGCAAGGAAGAACTGCTCGAGAACTTTGACAAAGAAGATTTGATGAGCAACATGAAGTTTGCGGTCATCTTGGAAGGCTATGGTGTAGCGCCACCAATGAAGGTCAGCCCCGCTACTGGCAAACAAACATTTGCGTTCTCTAAAACAGACGAAGAGTTCAAGGCACTGCTCGAGCATCCGAACACACAGGTTCAATCTTTAGTGGCAGCGAGATTGGGCACTAAGTCTACGATAGAAGAGACAAGGACTGAGAGGTTTCTTGGTATCGCTCAGCGTGGCGCACTGCCTGTACCGCTACGTTACTATGCGGCACACACCGGACGTTGGGGCGGGGATGACAAGTTAAATCTGCAGAACCTACAACGCAACTCACCACTGAAGAAAGCAATCATTGCCCCGGATGGGTACATGATGATTGATTCAGACTCATCACAAATTGAAGCCCGTACGCTCGCATGGCTTGCGGAACAAGACGACTTAGTAGACGCATTTGATCGGGGCGAAGATGTATACAAAATCATGGCATCTGCTATCTATGGCAAGGATATATCGCAGATTACGAAAGACGAAAGGTTCGTTGGAAAGACCACCATCCTTGGGTGCGGATACGGCATGGGCGCGGCAAAGTTTAAGGCGCAACTCAAAAACTTTAATGTGGAGATTACGTTGGATGAGTCAAAGAGAATCATCGACACCTACCGCGCAACGTATCCGAAAATTACTGAGCTATGGAAATCTGCGGCGTCAGCACTCAAGGCAATACTACAGAATCAACAGACGACGCTCGGGCGAGGTGGTGTTTTAAAGATTGAAGGCAGTGACGGCATCCTGTTGCCCAATACGCTTTACCTACGCTACCCCAACCTGCGCATACTTGAGAATGAAGAAGGTAAATCGGAGCTTATGTACGACACCAAGAAGGGCAAAGCAATTATTCCAACACGCATTTATGGTGGCAAGGTAATTGAGAACGTGTGCCAAGCGTTAGCCCGTATTGTGATCGGTGAGCAGATGCTCATGGTTGCGAAGAAGTACCGAGTTGTGATGACTGTACATGATGCGATTGCTTGCATTGTGCCGACTGCGCAAGTTGAAACCGCTAAGGAATACGTTGAGATGTGCATGCGCACACGACCATCATGGGGCATGGAGTTACCCCTTAACTGTGAGGCAGGATACGGAGAGAGCTATGGCGAATGTTAATAAGATGTGGCCTTTCCCGCCATTCCCAAATCCAAAAGATACGGGAACTAAACAACCCAAGTTCAACCCTGATAACCACGAGGATGCACCTGTATGAATGAAGAAGAAATAAAGTTTTTATCTGAGGTAGCGCACCGAGCCAAAGACCCCGTCATGATGCAGTCAATCATTATGTCCGACGTGGGTGGTGTACGCCGCAACGCTGAGGATGTGCGCAAACACGCTGTGGATATGGAAGTTATTGCAAGCATGGCTATGAATACGCGCCTATTCAAAGGCAACGAAAAGTTTCTAGCTGATAAGTTAGAAGGTTGGAAGCACATGAATGGTTTGAAATGGGACGAGCAAATTGCAAAACTGAGGGAGAAAACATGAAAAATGAACCAACTGCATGGCTGAGCAAAGAACGTGACGTGATTACGTTCGACAACCTATTCCCTGAGATGACGCCCTTGTACACGCGTAACGACGTACTAGAAGAGGTAGCTAAAGAGTTCGAGGCTATGCGTATTGCGTTTGGCGATACAGCCGACAGTTTCGCTACGTACGTGCGGGATATGAAGAATGATTAAGTACGACGGGTATGACGAGGCGATCATTGGGCCAGCCTACATTTGGCGTGACAGTACGACCGTATCTGTATTAGTATATGACGCGGAGAAAATACGGGATATTCTCATGAAGCGTGATGGCATGTCGCACGAAGACGCTCGTGAGTTTATTGAATTTAACATTGAAGGCGGCTACCTAGGGATTGAAACACCTGTATTAGTTTGGCCTAACGACATTTGGGATTGGGAAGAGTAATGAGTATTGTTTGGTCATTCAGTAGCCTGAAAACATTTCAGCAGTGCCCTAAGAAGTACTACCACACTAAGATAGCTAGGGACGTTGTTGAACCTGACACACAGGCAACACTGTATGGAAAGACAGCACACACTGTGGCGGAGGAATATATCCGTGATGGAACGCCAATCCCTGAACAGTTTGCGTATATGCAAGCTACCCTAGACGTCTTAAAAGAGATCCCCGGAGATAAGTTATGCGAAGTAAAACTTGGGTTGACGAAGAACTTAGAGTCGTGCGACTTCGATGCTCCGGATGTATGGTGGCATGGGGTAGCGGATTTGGTGATTATCAATCGGACGACAGGGACAGCACACTCCATAGACTACAAGACAAGCAAGAGTGCGAGATATGCGGATGTGAAGCAACTCGATCTTGTCGCTTGTGGATTATTCGCCAAGTTTCCGGAGATCAAAAGGGTGAAGTCGGCTCTCTTGTTTGTAGTCAGCAAGGAATTCGTGAGGGCTATTCACCATTCCGAGATGATGCCAAAGTACATAGAACCCGCCGCCCGAGACGTAGCAAGAATTGAAGCGGCATTAGAAAACGGGGTATGGAATCCCGTCCAAGGCCCACTGTGCAAGTTCTGCTCAGTGCGGGAGTGTGAGTACAACAGGAACTAAACATGAAATACGATTCAACAGACCATGTAGATAACGAGTGGGGTTCTTACTATGGCGCTGTACGTGCCGTGGTAGATGAAGTCGGAAGCGGCAATAGTGAAGAAACCATAATAGAGTTTGAAGCCCCCGCAGGGTTTGCCCAACCCATGGAAGTAACACTTTTAACTGGGGATAACCCGAAGGATGAAAATGTTTACCACGTAAAAGATGTACACACTGTGCGTATAAAAATTACGGGTGAATGGGAAGGCGGCGAGATCAAAAATGGGTTAGCTGAATTGATTAGCACCCTTAACCTAAAAGTATTGTTTGAGGCTAAACCATGACAGAAGAAGAGAAAGAAGTCGCCGCCGCATACATCAAACTGCAGGACGATGTGAGGTAGTTGATTATTGATACTGTGCACAAAGAGCTGAACAACTATGGCGGCTTGCTCCACAACCAAATTAAAGCCGGAGTAATGCTTAGCTATGAGTTTGAGCAAAAAGTCAGAGATATTATTAAAAACCAAATGATGAAGTAAGGAAACCCATGACACAACAAATGCCCAATGACGAAGTCGACACCGCCCTGATTCTTGAGGGCGAACTAAAACGCAGAGTTAATGAAGTGGTTGAGAAGGTTGTGGTCAACATGGTGGGGAAAATCATCCACCAAGAGCTTAATAAATACAAAGCCGAGATGCTCATGGAAGTCAGCATTAATGTTGGAAGAATGCTCAGAATGGTAGAAAATGAGGGTCGTAAACCCCTTTGGGAAGCGACCCCCGAAGAGTTTGGACTAACGCACGAAGAACTTAATCGTTCGCACATAGAAAAGGAAACTGATGATGCCTTACGTTAACAAACCCCGACCATATAAAAAAGAATATCAACAACAGATTGCTCGCGGTGAAAGCCCAGAACGCTTAGAGCGTCAACGTGCTAGAGAAAGTATAGATAAAAAGAATGCAGACAAAAACAAAGATGGACGTGCTGACGTACGCGAAGGCAAAGATGTTGCTCACATCAAGGCACTATCTAAAGGTGGCACAAACGGGAACGGAGTCAAACTTCAAACCCCATCAGCCAATCGCTCGTTCAAACGTGGCTCAAACCATAAAGTTGTATCAGAAGTAAGCACCAAGGAACGTAAGAAAAAATGACGCCAAAACAGAAGTGGTTACTTCTACATGGTAGTGGTTGGATTGATTGGGTAGACGTAATGCGTAACAACATCCTTGACGTTTATGGAGGCCAATTTGACGCCAGTTTATTTGAATTTGACACCCTACAAAACCGAATTAGATTAAGACAACATGAACCTATCAGAGTACACGTGGCCCCGTCCGCCGGGGTTCACACCATTCGAACATCAGAAGACAACAGCAGAGTTCCTTACAACAAACCGCAAGGCTTTCTGTTTTAACGAGCAAGGTACAGGTAAGACAGCATCAGTAATTTGGGCGGTCGACTACCTCATGACCCTTGGATTAGTGAAGCGAGTGTTAGTGATCTGCCCCTTGTCGATCATGAAGTCGGCTTGGCAGAACGACTTGTTTAAGTTTGCAATTCACCGCACTGTGTCAGTGGCTTATGGTGCCGCACGTAAGCGTAAAGAAATTGTGAACGCCGGTGCCGAGTTCGTCGTCATTAACTTCGATGGTGTCGGCATCGTTAAGAAAGAAATCATGGCGGGTGGGTTTGACCTCATCGTAGTAGATGAAGCATCAGCCTATAAGAACGCGCAGACCGAGCGTTGGAAAGACCTGCGTGACCTAACAAAAGTTATCAAGGGTCTGTGGATGCTGACCGGTACACCCGCCGCGCAGTCGCCTGTGGATGCTTACGGATTGGCAAAGCTTGTGAACCCCAAGGGCGTGTCGCCATTCTTTGGTCAGTTCCGAGACACAGTGATGATGAAGCTCACTATGTACAAGTGGATACCTAAGCCAACGTCACAACTCATCGTACACAAAGCACTGCAACCCGCTATTCGGTTTGAGAAAGCCGACTGCCTTGATTTGCCGCCCGTTACATTCGTTGAGCGAGATGCACCATTAACACCGCAGCAGTTAAAGTTCTACAACATACTGAAGAAGCAGATGCTCATTGAGGCTGCTGGAGAAGAAGTATCCGCCGTTAACGCTGCCGTACAAATTAACAAACTTCTGCAAATAGCTGGAGGTGCGGTGTATACGGATACAAACGAAGTCATTGAGTTTGACGTAAGCAGTCGGCTCAACGTGGTACAAGAAGTGATTGAAGAGTCAAGCCACAAGGTGCTTGTGTTCGTTCCGTTTACGCACACCATACAGTTGCTCGAGAAGCACTTACAGAAACACAACATTACATGCGACGTCATCAACGGCTCGGTGTCTGTAAACAAACGCTCAGATATTGTCAAGCAGTTTCAAGAGCAACCTGAACCAAAAGTATTAATCATTCAACCGAAGGCGGCGTCACACGGGTTAACTCTAACTGCCGCCAACACAATCATTTGGTATGCTCCATGCACAAGTGTTGAAACGTACTTGCAAGCCAACGCACGTATCGACCGCCCCGGGCAAGTCAATAACATGACTGTGGTACACATCAAGGGTAGCCCTATTGAGGCCAAGATGTACACGATGCTTCAGGGCAACATCAACAATCACCAAAAAGTAATTGATCTGTACAAGCAAGAAATTTCTTCGGAAACTCTTGACAATGTAAAAAGTTAGAGTACACTTGTATTTGTGTGGCAGTGGTAGGCAATGGGTTAGCGCCGTTAGACTCTCCTTTCATTATGCGGACGAAACGCTAAAAACACACTGCTTTATGTGAACCGCTACTGCCACACATCTTTATTAGGAGCATCAGATGGACGAAGAAGTCAACGACAGAGTCACCCCTATGGACTTAGCAAAGCTAACGTCTATCTACATCAAAATCAGAGACAAGCGTGCCGACAACAAGCGCGTGTTTGAAGCTGAAGACAATGACCTCAAAGAGCAGATGGAAGTGTTAGAAGCACAGATGCTCGATATATGCAAAGACATGAATGCCGACAGCATTCGCACCCCACACGGCACAATCATTCGATCGGTAAAGTCACGGTACTGGACGAACGATTGGGATTCAATGTACAACTTCATAGAGGAGCATAGTGCATTTGGCCTGTTAGAGAAGAGACTTCATCAAACAAATATGAAGGAGTTTCTCTCTGAGAATCCCACAGTTTTACCACTTGGTCTCAATGTGGAAAATGCTTACACCGTGGTTGTTAGACGTTCTAAGGAAAAATGAAATGAGTAATCTTACTATTCTTAACCAAGACCTCCCCGACTTCCTGCAAAGTGCAGGTGTTAGTGAGCTTACAAAACAACTCGCTGGCAAGTCTGGCGTTAAGCGCATCGTGCCTAAAAACGGAATCTTCCGTAAAACGGTCGGTGGTGAAGAGATGGGCAAGATCAAGGGCAACCTAAACGCCATCATCGTTAATGCGTCCCCTGCTGTGGGTCGTATCTTCTATGCAAAAGCATGGAGCCCCGATGCCGAGCCGACTGCGCCCGACTGCTTCTCTAATGACGGTCGTACGCCCGATGAAGGTTCATCAAACAAACAAGCTGAGCGTTGCGATAACTGCACCCAAAATACCAAGGGTTCAGGCATGGGCAACTCAAAGGCTTGCCGCTACTCACGTCGCATTGCGCTCGTGTTGGAAGAAGATTTCGGTACTTCACTTGAAGGCGAAGTCTATCAAATGAACTTGGCTTCTAAGTCATTGTTTGGTGACGGTGCTGGTGACAACACCCACACGTTTGAAAACTACTCTAAGTACTTGTCCAACAACGGCAAGAGCTTGGACTACGTTGTTACGCAGATCAGCTTCAACGAAGAGAACGACAACCAGTCTGTGCTGTTTACGCCGACTGGCTACATTAACAAAGCACAGTACGCTGTGACTAGCGAAGTAGCTAAGAAGCCCGAAGTGCTGAAGATGGTCGTTATGACACCATACCAAGCTGACATGGCAGGTAAGCAAGCTAAGTTAGAAGCACCAGCCCCTAAAGCCGCCGCGCCAAAAGCTGAGTCTCCGATTGAGGAGCCCACTAAGCGTGAAAAGAAAGCCGACCCTAAGCCCACAGTTAAGAAAGACCTTGACTCTGTGGTGAAGGCTTGGAGTGACGAGGACTAAATATGCCCTATGGTTACAGCCAAAGCTTGGTGTATGCAAATAAAAAGGCAAGCATTAAGTCTTTGGGTGTGGCCTTGGGTCGTGTTTGTATCCGCGCAAACATTAGCGTTAGCGAAGTTGCAGATGCTCTCGGGGTGACTCGGATGACTATCTACAATTGGTTCAAAGGGGATGCCATCCCCTACCCCTGCTACGCTGAAGCTATTAGCGATTACATAAGCCATACCAAAGCCACCAATAATTAAAGTAAAACATGTCATCTTTCGATCTACTAAATACGGTACTGCCACCGGAAGGGCGCTACTGTGTGATGGGGATTGGTAAGTATCCTGACCAGAAATTTGTAGATACTAAGGAAGAGGTTGAAGAGCTAGCACAGCGGTTTGTTTCACGAAAGATTGACGTATTCTTTGGATGCGCCAAGTATGGTTCGTTAGATAACCGCACCCATGAAAATGCAAAATACTTCCGTGCTCTGTGGATGGACATTGACTGTGGCCCAACCAAAGGTGTACCCGACAAAAAAGGCATTATCAAAGGCTATCTCGATCAGCAGACCGGACTCGATGAGTTCAAGAAGTTCTGCATTGCGGTCGGCTTACCAAGGCCAATACTAGTAAGTTCTGGTTACGGCATACATGCGTACTGGCTACTAGAAGAAACAGTGACTCGCCGAGAGTGGGAGCCACTAGCCAATCGGCTTCGTGAGTTGTGCGTTGAGCAAGGGTTAATTGTGGACTCCTCAGTCTTTGAGGCTTCACGTATCCTGCGCATCCCCGGCACATTCAATTTCAAGCAGGAAGAGCCCAAAGAGGTAACAGTACTAAATGAACTGACGCCTCGCATGACATACCAAGAAGTTAAAGACTTGCTTGGTGCGCCTGAACCAAAAGACGATGTACCCGATTTCATTCCGCGCTCAATGAGCCCGATGATGGAAGCACTCATGGGTAATAAGGTCAAGAGGTTTAAGACGATCATGATGAAGGGTGAAGGTGGGTGCGCCCAACTTAATCACTGCTTTGAAAACCAAAACGACATTGAAGAACCACTGTGGCGCTCCGCTCTTTCTATTGCAGCTTTTTGCGTAGATGGGGACAAGGCCGCACATAAACTGTCGAACAAGCATGAGAGCTACGATGCCGTAGAAGTTGACAACAAAGTTAACAACCTACGTAGTAAAGGTGGCCCACATCACTGCGCGACATTTGCAAAACTCAATCCGCAAGGTTGTGAGGGTTGCATCCATAGAGGCAAAATTAAATCGCCCATCATGCTCGGTGTTGAGATTGAACAAGCCGAAGCAGAAGATAACGAATATGCCGTCGAAGATTCAGACGGTGAGGTTGAGATACAACATATACCAGAGTACCCATTTCCATTCTTTCGTGGGAAGAAGGGTGGCGTTTACATTCGCCCTGAGAGCGAAGATGACGAGGCCGAGCCGAAACTTGTTTATGAGCATGACTTGTATGTAGTCAAGCGCATGCGCGATCCTGAGCTTGGCGAGATAGCTTTGTTTCGTTTGCACTTACCGCACGACGGTGTCCGAGAGTTCAGCATCCCTACGATGGGTATCTCTTCACCTGATGAGTTGCGCAAACAGTTGGCACACAACGGGGTTGTAGCCCACAAAGCACAGTACGAATTG